CCTATCTGGCTGCTGGTTCTGCGCTGATTACGTTGCGAAACTTGACTGCTTCTACTTCATACTCTGAAGCTGTCATCATTAATTACGCCATCATCCACGGCGCAAGCTAAAAGGAAGGGGAGGTCAAAAACTTCCCCTTTCATTTATGGAAATATACCTTGCTCACCCCGTTCATGGCCGCAAAGTTGCCACTATGGAGCTTGAAGCCGAATACGATGAACAAAACGGCTGGACACGATATACTCAGGATACGCCCAAAGTTACCGAGGCGGCTCCTGTTAACGCACTGGAAGTAAAGCGCCGTCGTAGAACCGAACCCGAAGGAGCCTAGTCATGGCGATATACACCGCTGGCGATCAGATTAACCGAGCCCTTCGATTGCTTGGCGTCCTTGCTGAAGGCGAGACTACTTCTGCGTCAGTGTCGCAAGACAGCTTGATGGCGCTAAACCAGATGATTGATAGCTGGAATACCGAGCGGCTGTCTATCTTCAATACAATTGACCAGATATTTACTTGGCCCGCAGGCGAGATTCAACGACATCTTGGGCCTACTGGTGAATTTGTAGGCGTGCGTCCTGTGCTGCTGGACGATTCGACTTACTTCCGTGACCCAGGCACTAACGTCAGTTTCGGCATTAAATTTATCAATCAGCAACAGTACAACGGTATTGCTGTCAAGACGGTGACTTCTACTTATCCACAGGTTATGTGGATCAACATGGAGTACCCAAACATTCAAATGACAATTTACCCCAGGCCCACACGGGACTTGGAATGGCATTTTGTTAGCGTACAAGAGTTGGATCAGCCTGCAACCTTGGCGACCAACATCCTGTTTCCACCTGGCTACTTGCGGGCGTTTACGTACAACTTGGCCTGCGAGATCGCACCTGAGTTTGGCGTAGAGCCCAGCCCCCAAGTGCAGCGCATTGCTATGACCAGCAAGCGCAATCTGAAGCGCATCAACAATCCTGATGATGTGATGTCTATGCCTTACGCCATTGTGGCGACTCGTCAACGCTTTAACATTTACGCAGGAAACTACTAACATGGCAACTATCGCAATCTCATCTCTCCCCGTCGCAACTGCTGCTGCCGTTGGTGATGTCTTGCCAATTGTGCAAGGTGGCACCACAAAACAGCTTACCAACGCGCTGCTGTTTACCAGCCCCACATTGGTGACGCCCGCTTTGGGTACGGTTGCCAGTGGCAATATCAGCGCTTGTACTAGCACCAGTATGGCTATGGTTACGCCTGTAATCGGTGCAGCTACAGGCACAAGTCTAGCGGTAACTGGTGCAGTCACTTCATCTGGCACGGCTGGTGTAGGCTATGCCACAGGCGCTGGCGGTGCGGTTACACAATTAACTAGCCGCACCACGGGCGTAACGCTTAACAAGACGGCAGGCGCAATTACTATGTTTAGCGCGGCAGGAACAACGACGGCGGCAACTTTTACTGTGACCAACAGCACTGTGTCGGCGACTGATGTTGTCATCTTGAATCAAAAGTCAGGCACTGACTTGTACGACTTGATGGTCACTGCGGTGGCAGCGGGTAGTTTTAACATCACATTCCGCACCACTGGCGGCACGACTACAGAAACGCCCGTATTTAACTTTGCAGTTATTAAAGCAGTCGCGGCTTAATGAAAACGCCGATTCTTGGCTCCGCGTATGTTGCCCGCAGTATCAACGCTGCGGACAATCGCATGGTCAACCTGTTCCCCGAGGCCATACCCGAAGGCGGCAAAGAGCCTGGCTTTTTAAACCGCGCCCCTGGTCTTCAATTTCTACAGACTGTGGGCACTGGCCCGATCCGAGCGCTATGGGCACACCAGACCAACGGCAGCGACTTTTATGTTGTCTCAGGCAACAGCGTCTATAAACTGACCGGCCTGACCGGCACGCCGCAGTTGCTGGGCACCGTAACTGGTACAGGCCCAGTGTCCATAGCGGATAACGGTACGCAAATTTTCTTTGCTTGTAACCCTGATGGGTTTATCTACAACGAAACCACCAACGTGTTCGCGCAGATCACAGACCCTGACTTTGCTGGTGCGGTAACGGTCGCTTATTTGGATGGGTACTTTGTTTTTAACCAGCCCAATAGCCAAATCATTTGGGTAAGTCAACTGCTAGACGGCACGTCCATCAACCCGCTAGATTTTGCTAGCGCTGAAGGTTCGCCAGACGGCGTAGTTGGGCTTATTTCTGATCACCGTGAGTTGTGGGTGTTTGGTACTGACTCGGTGGAAGTTTGGTATGACTCGGGCGCGGCTGATTTTCCTTTGACCCGCATCCAAGGCGCTTTTAATGAGATTGGTTGTGTGGCCGCGTTCTCCATCGCCAAGCTGGACAATGGCCTGTTCTGGCTGGGCACAGACGCCCGTGGGCAAGGTATTGTCTACCGCGCCAACGGTTATACCGGCGTTAGGGTTTCTACCCATGCCATTGAATACGCCATCGCCCAATACGGCAACATTGCGGATGCAATTGCATATACGTACCAGCAAGAAGGCCATGCTTTCTATGTGCTGACGTTCCCCACCGGCAACGCTACTTGGGTTTACGATGTGTCCACCCAGGTCTGGCATGAGCGGGCTGGCTTTAACAACGGCGAATTTATGCGGCACCGCAGCAATTGCCAGTGCAATTTTGGCGGTAACATCATTGTCGGCGACTTTGAAAACGGCAACATTTATGCGTTTGACTTGGATGTGTACGCTGACAACGGCGGCATTCAAAAGTGGTTGCGCTCATGGCGAGCGCTGCCAACCGGCCAAAACAATCTTAAGCGCACGGCGCATCACAGCTTGCAACTAGACTGCGAAACAGGGGTAGGGTTAAATTTGTACCCTGGGTATGACAGCGAAAATATTGACACTGAGTCAGGATTAGACCTTATAACCGAATACGTGCAAACATATTTGGCAACGCAATCGGGCGTTACTTTAACTACCGAGGCCGGGGACGGTTTTCAGCCTTTAGGCCAATACGAACTGTCAGACACCGACATTAGCGGGTACAACTTAGTGACCACGGCTTACCTTGCCTCACCAGGCTACGACCCTGAAGTCATGCTGCGCTGGTCAGATGATGGCGGTCATACTTGGAGCAACGAACATTGGTCACCAGTTGGCAAAATTGGTGCGTATGGTCACCGAACCTTTTGGCGTCGGCTGGGCATGACTTTGAAGCTGCGCGACAGGGTGTATGAACTGTCTGGCACTGATCCCAACAAAATAGCCATCATGGGCGCGGAATTAATACTTAGCCCGACCAACGCATGACTATTGGCAACACAACCAATATTACGCCTCCACGGGTGTCGTTGATTGACGAGCGCACGGGCGCAGTCTCGCGTGAATGGTATCGTTGGTTTTATAGCCTGTTTACTACGCTTGGTTCGGGCACAGGCATTATCCCCGTCGATTCTGGCGGTACTGGCCTGGGCACAATCCCAACCAACGGCCAACTGCTGATTGGTAACGGCACAGGGTATAGCCTTAACACGTTGGGCACCGGCGCGGGCATCTCGGTAACCAATGGGCTAGGCACAATTGTTGTCGCCAATACTGGCGTGTTATCCAACATTGCCGGTGCTGGCATATCGGTGTCAAGCACTACGGGCAATGTCACAGTTGCCAATACAGGCGTGCTGTCTTTTTCGGCGGGCACTACGGGCCTTACCCCCTCCGCAACCACCACGGGCGCTGTAACGCTGGCAGGAACGCTTGTGATAGCCAACGGCGGCACAAATAGCACATCTACGCCGACAGCAGGCGCTGTTCCTTACGGCACGGGTACGGCGTATGCGTTTACCGCTGCGGGCACGGCAGGCCAAGTATTGACTAGCGCAGGCGCGGGTACACCGACATGGACAACCCCAACAACTGGCACGGTTACTTCGGTGGGGTTGGCGCTGCCGTCCATCATGTCAGTTTCGGGCTCGCCGGTCACTACCAGCGGCACACTTACAGGTACGCTGACAACTCAAGCTGTAAATGCTATTTTTGCTGGCCCAAGCAGCGGCGCGGCTGCTGCGCCTACTTTTAGAGCGCTGACAACGGCTGACATCCCTGCGCTGGCTTACGGCACCGGCACGGTCACCAGCGTATCGGTTGTTTCGGCCAATGGTCTTGCCGGTACAGTGGCGACGTCCACCACCACGCCAGCTATTACGCTTAGCACCACAGTTACCGGCTTGCTCAAGGGCAACGGTACGGCCATCTCGGCTGCGGTGGCAAATACCGACTACGTACCGCTGTCTACGGTTATAACCAAGACGGCTGACTACACAATCACCGGCACGGATACTTGGATCATCAACAACAAGACCGGCTCGGCCTTGACGTTGACGTTCCCTGCGGCCTCAAGCTGGACGGGCCGGTACATTACGGTCAAGAATATGCAAGCCCTAGCGGTCAACTCGGCGTCCAGCAACATTGTGCCGATTGACAGCACAACCGCCGGTACGGCGATTTTGCTGGGTGTGGTGGGAAATTGGGCGACAATGGTGTCAGACGGCACCAATTGGATTATTATGCAGGCTGCGTCTAACAACAACTTGTTGCTGGAGTAACAGATGAACGATCTGCAAGTCACTTATGGAGTCGGATTTGACGTGGCAAATGCGCCGCATAAAATCAAATTTCGCCAAGATATTCTTACTGTTCAGACCGGGATGCAAAAGCTAATTAGCGACGGCGTTGTAGAGTCTACGTTAAAGGATTGCACATTAAAGCATTACTTTACGCCAAAGGACAACGAATACGGGTGCTGCACTTACGCAAGAGAAATGTTGATTCCTAAAGGAACATTAATCATCGGTAAAATTCACCGGCATCAGCATTTGAATTTTATATCCAAAGGTAAAGTAATAGTCTTTACTGAGTTTGGCGAAAAGCATTTAGAAGCGCCGTGTACTTTTATATCTGAAGTTGGGCTAAAGCGGGCGGTGTACGCAGAAGAAGACACTTTGTGGACTACCGTTCACTTGACTAAGTTTGAGGCTGAAGCTGACTTAGACAAAATTGAAAATGAAGTTATCGCGCCGTCTTATGAGGCTATGGGATTAATTGATGGTTTGCCGCAAATGTCGGCGCAAGGAGAACTATTATGACTTGGGGAATGACAGCAATGGCAGGCGCGAGCCTTTTGGGCGGCTATATGTCTTCCCAAGGGCAAAAACAAGCCGCCGAAACGCAAGCTGGTGCTGCTGATCGATCTGCCGCACTTCAAAAGCAAATGTTTGACCAGCAGATGGCGGGGCAAGAGCCATTTCGACAAGCTGGCCTAACAGGTCAAAACCGGCTGATGGAATTGCTGGGCCTTGGTGGCAACGCTGGCGCTGCTGGGTACGGCAAGTACGGCAGAGACTTTGCCATGTCAGATTATCAAACAGACCCAGGCTATGCATTTCGATTAGGCGAAGGCCAGAAAGCACTTGAACGATCTGCTGCGGCTCGAGGTGGTTTGATCTCCGGTGGCGCTTTAAAAGCCGCAACTCGCTACGGCCAAGATATGGGCTCACAAGAGTACCAGAACGCATTTAACCGTTACCAGACAAACCGTTCAAACCAACTCCAGCCTTTGGGCAACTTGATGTCTATGGGTCAGTCTGCGGCGTCTAACCAAGGAACAGCAGCGGGGAACTATGGCACCAATGCTGGACAAGCGTACATGGCTGCAGGCCAAGCCATTGGCGCAGGCCAATTAGGCTTTGGCAATACGATAAACAACGCGCTTGGCGCAGCGGCAAGTTCGTATCAAAATCAACAAAACTTTAACGACTTTTTAAAACGCTATCAAACGCCACAAAGTGGTCAAGGCGCCGATCCATATATGCCAGGTTTAAAAATTTAAGGGATAAAACATGGCTGATCTAAACGCACTTATCGCCCAAGGCGCTCAATTTCAAGCGCCGGTTGACCCATTCGCGCAATACGGCAAGATGCAACAGTTGCAAAACGCCAGTATGCAAAATCAATTGACGCAACAACAACTTGCTTCGGCTAAATTGACATATGACCAGGCTAAAGGCGCTCAAGATTTTATTTCTGGCGTTATGCAAAAAGCGCAAGAAAACGGTAGCGATGTAACCGATCCTTTTTACGCAGCAAAACAGATGTTAAATCATCCAAATCCTGCGGTGCAAGCTGTAGGAACTCATTTGCTAGACGCGCATCAAAAAGTTCGTGCTTTTGAACAGCAAAGGGCGTATGAAATTGCAAACACACCTGGCCCTGGTGCAACTGGTAGCGCTACTACTGTTCCCGCTGCCGCTCCTACTGCGGCATACACGCCTACATCTTTAATGGGAACGCTTGGTGGCCCT